ATTAATTGTTGAAGATGATACAGCTAATGAGACAGCAGACAACCTTTCTCAATCTATGCACACCATGCTAGACAAAGTAACAAGAAATGTGTGGGCTTCTTCAGTGCCACAATTCTCATGCTTGAATGGAAGTAATGGTAATGCAATTACAGAGCTCACGACAATTGATGCTGAGAGAGTGATTGCGTATTTAGATGAAGGAAACACCGGTAAAGTTACTCCTACAATTGAAGGATCTAGCAAATTCGGAACGGGTCCAGTAGATGCTGCTTTCTGGGTAGCTGCACACGTAAAAATGAAACCAGATATCAGAGCATTAAGTAGTTTTGTACCAACCTCCGGATACGGCTCACAAGAATCTGTATTACAGGCAGAGCTTGGAGCAACGGTTGAAGCACGATGGGTAACATCGACATTAGTTAAAGTAACTACTGATGATCCAGCGGTATACAGCAACACCTTCATTGGTGCGAATGCCTATGGATATGTTTCTATCGATGCGGTTTCTACAGAGATGATCTTGAAGCCACTAGGTTTCAATGATTACCTGAACAGATTCCAATCAATGGGATACAGCGCTTATTTCAATGCTGAAATACTCGATGACTCTCATATGGGAACATTACTATCAACTAAAGCGTAAGGAGAAACTATGTCTGATCTTTTTCAAGGGCAAACAATGTCAGAAGCTTATACCTGTCAATCGGCTGGTAATGAGCACACATTTTCATTCAATTTTCAACCAGATAAGGTTGTAATTACTAACCTAACACAGTGGACGGGAACAGCTGCTAAAAAGCCTATTTCTGTTTGGATTAGAGATAACACCACTGCAGGACATGCTTTCCAACAAGTTGTAATTGACTCCTCTGCAGGAGCCTCTTTTAACTTTGCTGATTTGGCTACCAATGGTTTCACTGATGCAAGTACGGATGCAGGAACAACCGCATATAATGCAGCGTTGATCTCCGCAGTAACTGCTGCAGATCCTTGTGTAGTTACAACAACTGCTGTTCATGGATTGACTACTGGTCAGATGGTACGTATCACTGATCTAGGCAATGACATGCCAACAGAGCGTGGAATGGAGCAAATCAATAACAAGAGATTTAAAGTTATCGTTTTATCGACAACTACTTTCTCTTTACAAGATCCGATTACAGGACTTGATATTGACTCTACACTATATACCGCATGGGTAGCCGGTGGACGAGTAACGCTAGTTTCAAGAGATATTTCTTATGAAACTGGTTTTGTATATGACGCAGCTACTTATAAATTAACAGTCGGAACTTCTGCAATTGGAGCCAACGACGATGAGTTACTAGTAGAAGCCTTTAAATATGGACAACTAGTTAACTTAGGCGATTTAGCTTAAGTTACTTAACATACGCTAGGTTCTTCGGAGCCTAGCATTTTTAAAACGGAGGAAGCATGGCACGAGTTAAAACGGAAACTAAGGATGCGGTAATGGATTCAGTGAAAGATCTTCATGAGGAGATAACAAAAGATCCGATTACTAGTATGCCTTTAGAATGTTTAGAGGACTATAAAGCGTATAATTTAGCAGCTAGAACTGCGAATAAAAAATTACGAGTTTGCAGATACCCAGCGAAACCCTGTCCTATAAAATTACATCCGAAAGATAAAGTTTCGATTACTTATGTAAATGGAAGCACAGCAAAGATTCCAGCGATTCTTTCTAATGATGTCATTGAGTTTAGAGAATATCTAACGCCTGGGAAAGTTTATGAACTTCCCCTATGCGTAATCACTCATATCAATAACTGTCAGCAAGAGTTATATGGCTATATTACGAAAGCAGATGGGTCAAAAGAAACTGCACCAACGAGTTCAAAACCACGTTTTGCAATAAGAACAGTATACGAGGAATAAAATGAGTAAAGTTGTAACAGATTGTTTGAGAATAATGAGACTTACTCTTGGAAGGAGAAATGAGAATGATCCTGATTCTAGTGATGCAACTCTACTTTCCTACCTGAACGATTTCATTGGCTTAACTATGAGCGATGACGTAAAGCTTTTTGAACAGTTTGGGACACTTGAATTTTCAATTGATGAGACGAACACAACAGGTGTTTATACTTTTAATGATGTTGGTGCCTCGAGTGATTTTACAAACATCTCACAAGAGGCATTCATTACGTTAACAGATCCAGCCTCAGAATCGACATCATGGAACATGCTAACCGTATGTCAAGATCCGAGTCTTTTCTATCAAGGATGGGGAATCAACAATGAAGATATTCTAACAGCAGGGTATCCGACGGAGATGTTGTATTATGGAAATCAGTTTGTATTTAGGACTATTCCCGATGATACCTACACAGTAAAGCTTTTTGGTTACAAGGTTAATCCCGCATTAGGAGCTGAGGGAGATCCAGCGATCCCTTTTGATTATTGGCTACGGTATGTTTCGTATGGAGCAGCTTTGAACTATGCTAGGGACTACAGATTTGAAGATGATAAAAAGGGGCAAATAGCCAGAGACTTTTCGCATGAAAGAAAGCTCATGTTAACGAGGACACACAACCAGATTAAAAAGGTTAGAGGATATCCGAACTTTTAACAAATTTAAATGGCAAAGGAAAATAGGGGTATAAAATGGTTTGGACATCAATCTCACCAAGTGGCAGTAAGTCTGTAAAACAGAATACGCCAATAATGGCAGCTAATACAGCATACATAGAAACGACACAAAAAGTAGATCACTTTTTTTATGATAGTGGTTCCAAGGATGGACATCATAGATATGCACAAATGGCAAAATATGGAGGGGCGACGCCGGCCGATCCTACTGTAGCAGCAGGAATGGACTTAGTTTATTATGCAAAGAAAAAGACAGCGGCAGAAGCAACAGCACAACAAGATGTACAAGCATTTATTAGAAATGGAACTAACGTTATGCAGATGCTGGGGATACGAGCTATGGCAGTTATCAATGTAGCAGGTGGAGTGGTAACGACTGTATACAAACATAATGTCACAACGGTTTCTAGGGTTTCGACAGGTCTGTACAAGATGAGTTTCACAAGTAATGCTCCTTCAGTAAATTACCTTGCTATGGGTGGAGGAATGAGAGGAAATACAGATCCGAATGCTGGTGTAACGGTATCAGTAGCAAGTAGTGCAGCCATTGGAAACATCAAGAAAGTTGGTGAGTGTACGATGATGACTACGGCCGCCAGTGGAGATAAAGTTGATCCTATACAATGCTGGTTTATAATCTTTGGAGGATAAATGGAAGTATTTGAAATCACTGGATTTAAGACTGGTATAAATACAGCGGGTGTAAGTTTCCTAGAGCCTCAAGATGCTTTTTCAAAAATTGAAAATGGGTATGTCTTTCGTCAAGAACTTAAATCAAGAAAAGGTTTCAGTTATTTTGGAGATCGACTAGCAGGTACAGGAGCAGGTGAAACTGTAGACGGTACCAGGGTAATGGGAATCTTTGAAAATATTATACCAGATGGCAGCCGAGAGCTTTTAATTTGCACAAAGAAATTTCTCTACAAATATGTTACAGGAACAGGAACTTATTCTCAGATCCCTATGAATAGCGCAGTTGCAATAGGTGACTTTGCTATAAGTGGTAATGCTGAATATGTATCTGGTACTACGTATCTTACAAAAGCAGGAGCGCAGCGTTTTGTTTTTACAGGTAAGGGTATGAGTGATGTATATTTTTATAATGGTACTAACGTAAAGAGGTTTACAAATGCTACGGATAATACAGATTATGTTGTCCCGTCCGAGGGGATTATTAACAAAGCTACTAAAGTTTTTTGGTTTGGAGAAAGGTTAAATTTCTTTTCTCCTGTCCTTGGAGGAAACCCATACAATCAAGGGATTCTTTATTCGGGGATAAGAAATAGTGCTGGTAATGGTGATAAATTCACTGTAGCTGGTTCTGGTCTAATTTCTGCTGATACCTATGAGCAGTTATTAGATGCATGTATTTTAGGGGATGTTATGATTTTGAGTTTTCAACGGTCTACGTGGGTAGTTGAAAAGACGCGAGATGCTTTCAATCCATATTTCATTAGAAAAATACCTTCCGTTTTAGGTGTAGATGCTTCGTTTTCTTCTGTATCGTGGAACTATGAAGTAAAAGCTGCAGGCAAAACTGGCTTGATTACTACTGATGGTAGGCAGTCGTTAAGATTCGATGATAATATCCCTTACTTTTCAAGAGATGATGTTGACAATGATAATTTCGATCTAACTTATGGTGGTTTTGATAGAGACACGAGTCAATTTTATTTTTCCTATAGAGATGCTAACTCAAGCAATACAGATGTTACCCAGGATAGAGTATTGGTCTACAACTATGCAGAAGAAACATGGAGTATCTATAACCAACGATTCAGTTGTTTTGGACAGACTGATGAAGGGATGCAGCTTTCCATGGATCAGATTGAAGGAAGTGATGAACATCCTTCATGGGATAGGATGGATACAACGGAAGAGCTTTGGGATGAGATTGGTGTTGAAAATGAAACGCAGAAAACTTTAGCAGGTGATAATGAAGGATTTGTTTATGAGTTGAATCAAGATTTTGATGACTATCTCACCGATATCACAAATCTCACCTTGGGAGCAACAACAACCATAACTATCAATCCATGTCCTTTCAAAGCTGGCG